ATAGGAAATCTGTAGAGAAACAACTCAAGGAGAGTAAGAAGAAGCATGCTAAGCTATATAAACATATAAATAAAGATGCGAAGGTACAAAGTAAATAGAATAGATCATTGTGTTTATGAAGATGGGGATATCCTTCCTGATCACGTAAAGCCTATTATAAAAGACTGGAGATCTGGTCGTATAGGAGATTGGGTTCAAACTGATGATGATTGCGTTATTCAAGTATTGAGACGTGGATCTATGATGCGCCCTAAAGGAAAGAAGAAGACACAGGATTATGTCGGTACTTGCACAGGCACTTTCCCTGTAGGAATGAATGCGAAGATGGATTCGTCCAGAAGAACTAATATCTATTCCTTTAGTGGTGAGAAGAAGTCTGATGATATATTATTAGATAGAAAAGAGCTGACTAAGGGGGAGATTATGTTTGTATTAAATATAACACACCATAAAATGAACCCTATAGATGCATATATGCAAGCATTCCCTACTAAGAATATAGGATATGCTACTCAGAAAGCTGCTAAATTAATAACAACTAAAAGGATTCAAACTGCTATGAAAGAAGAATTAAAACCTATAATGCAGGATTTAGGTATAGATGAAACTCTTGTTTTAAAGGGTATTAAATCAGAGGCTATGGATGCAGATAAAGCTGATACTAGGTTGAAAGCATTGTTTAAGCTATCTGATATATTAGACTTAGAGGATAAAAATAAGGTAATTCAGACAACACAGATAGCTGGAGTCTTTAAAGGATTTACTGAAGAACAAGTTGAACAAGCCGAAAGAAAGGCACTGGAGGAATAATGGCTACAAACAGAAAACACGTATACGGGGATGAAGCTAGTCCTAAGAAAAAGAGAAAAGATGAGAAGCATTCTAAAAAGATTGTTAAATTAGCTAGAAAAAATATTAAACTTGTTAAGCGAAAGATGAAGAAAGCAGGTGATGAAGCAGAAAAAAAAGGTGGTGACACTAGAGATGTTTATAGGGCAGAGCAAGATGCAAGAGCTAAAGCTAGAAAGAAGAATATAATTCATAAACATAGAGAAAAAAGAATTAAAAAATTATCATACAAGATAGCTACTAATCAGTATAAAGAGGGGGAATAATGGCTACATACGGTTATAATCAACCCAACCTTGAAGCATACAAAGATGATCCTATACAAGAATATGAAGCTAGAGTATATGAGCTTGGGGAAAAGTATAGAGATGAAAACTATTTAGTTAGCACAAGCGAAAGAAAGAGATTGCTTAGTACATATAATAATAAGATGTATGATATGATTAATCAATTATATAGTCATGATAACGCATATAGAACTAATGAGAATGTTGAATATGCTCAGAAGTATTTAAAGGTTATTGGATTTTATAATGATGATGTAGATGGGTTCTATGGAGAAAATACAAAAAAAGCTATGAAAAAGTATGTATATGAACACTCCACAACTCATACCTGGGAAGGTGTAAAGGACTTTATGGGGAATTTCTGGCCTGAATAATGGCTAATATAAATAAACATAATGTCTCAGAGATGGAAGAAGCATTGATGATGGCTAAGAATGATATCATTTCTTTTGGCAAGCTCTTCCTTCCTGATGACTTCATGAGGAGTGAAACTCCTTTCTTTCATTATGAGGTAGCCGACGCTGTAGGAGATATGAATGCTAGGCAGTTAGCTATTATTCTACCACGTGGTCACGGTAAGACTGTATTGACTAAGTGTAGTATTATGCATGATTTCTGTTTTACAAAGGAACCATTATTCTATGGATGGGTAGCTGCGTCAAGTAAGATATCTGTTCCTAACTTGGATTATATTAAATATCATTTAGAATTTAATGAAAGGGTACAATATTATTTTGGAAATCTTAAGGGGAAAAAATGGACTGAAGATGATATCGAGCTTACGAACGGGAGCAAACTCATTAGTAAATCGAACTTGTCAGGTATTAGAGGAGGAGCTAAACTCCATAAACGTTATGATCTTATCGTATTGGACGACTTTGAGGACGAGAATAATACCATTACGCCTGAGTCTAGAAGTAAAATTGCCAATCTTGTTACAGCTGTTGTGTTCCCTGCTTTGGAGCCTCACACGGGTAGGCTTCGTATCAACGGCACTCCTGTGCATTACGATTCCTTTATTAATAATATTCTCACTGCACACGATAGGGCAAAGATTGAAAATCAAACGTATAGTTGGAAAGTAGTAACATATAAGGCTATACTACCTGATGGGCAACCATTGTGGCCTGGATGGTTTGGGGCTAAAGAGATGCAGCGTAAGAAGAAGTTTTATACGGATTCAGGGCAACCCCAGAAATTTTACCAAGAATATATGATGGAAGTACAGAGTGCTGAAGATGCTATATTTACTAGAGATCATATAAGATATTGGGATGGAAAATTTAACTATGATGAGGAGACCGATGTATCAACTATTCAAACGATTGAAGGAGAAGAGTTCCCAGTTAATGTGTTCGTGGGTGTTGATCCCGCTACTGATTCTGTCAGGAGGGATAGCGATTTTAGCGTTATCATTATTGTGGCTGTTAGCCCTGATAATAATATATATGTTCTTGATTATATACGCAAGCGTTCGTTACCCGTTCTTGGAATACCTGGGGATCCGAAGAAAGGCATAGTAGATTATTTATTTGATATGACTAAAATATATAAGCCGAATCTCTTTACTATTGAAGATACTACTATGAGTAAGCCTATATTCCAGTCAATTATATCTGAGATGAGACGAAGAAATGATTTTGGAGTTAAGTATGTTGCGGAGAAACCTGGGACAAGAATGAGTAAAAGAGATAGAATACAGGAGATATTAGCTCAGAGATTTGCTATTAAAAGTATGTATCTAAGAAAAGATCATTATGATTTACAGCATGAAATTATTACATTTGGCCCTAGGATGGGACATGATGATACTATAGATGCTTTGGCATATGCATGTAAGCATGCTCATCCGCCAACATCTATCAAAAAAAATAACAGCAGAGAGGGTTGGTATAAGCATAAACCGTCTGCTAAAAATTGGATTGTTGCATAATAGAAATATATTTTGTAACTTCCAAAGTTTAATTTGAGGAATTTATGCCTGAATGGGAAGGTGAAAATTATAAGTACGATACATCTGGTTATGTTGAACTAATTCAAGACATGATATATAGATTGAATAAGGATACAACTGTCTATCCAGATGATAACAGAGAATCAATGAATTCAAATGATGTTATTGCATTCAAGCGAGGATATAATATTCTAGCTAAAGCTATGGATGCTGAACCAGTACAAGTTAGTGGGATATGGGACGAAGAAGCTGAACAAGCATTCCAATCCTTTAGATCAGTTGCTGCTCAATATGGTAATCCTAGTAATCCAGGGAATGATCCTTTGGAGATTACTGAGGAAGATGTTGTAAGGCAGGAACTAAAGAAAATGAGGAAATTACAATAATGGCTAATTATAAAAAAGAAAGAGTATGGACTCCACATGATGTAAATAAACCTGAAGGTGGTGGATATTACAAGACTGTTGTAACTGAGTTGCCATCTACAAGCACGCCAAGGACGAAAGGTTTAGACCCGAACTTTAAGAGGAAGTCAGGAGAGGTAAGCCCAATGATTATTAATATGGCTAAGGGAATAGATGAAGCTTTTAGGAAGACAGGAATTTTTGGAAAACATTTTACTGCTGAGGCTATAAACGAGAGAAGAAAAGATAAGTTAAATAAGCGAGTCTCAAAAGGAGAAGCAGCTAAAAAGAGTTTAGACGAGGGTAGTTACAAGAAGAGAAAGAAGAGAGAAGGTAGACTGAAAGGAAACTTCTTATTCCCTCTTGGTGGCGAAAGATATAAAGCAGGCAAGTAATGGCTAGATTCGGGAAATCATCAAAGGAAAGGTTATCTACTTGTGAGAAAGATTTACAGTTACTTTTTAAGGAAGTTGTCAGAGGGTTTGACTGCACTATTGTATGCGGACATAGAGGAGAGAAAGACCAGAATGAAGCATATAAACGAGGAAATAGCAAGGTCAAATACCCGAAAGGTCGTCACAATGCTAGTCCGAGCAGGGCTGTTGATGTGGCTCCTTATCCTATTGACTGGACTGATCGAGATCGTTTTAACTACTTTGCTGGCTATGTGAAAGGCGTAGCATCTCAAATGGGTATTAGTATAGTTTGGGGTGGTGACTGGGATGGAGATACCGATCTAAAAGATAATGCGTTCGATGACTTGGTTCATTTTGAATTAATGAAGGGATAAGATGGCTAAACTATCTAAGAAGGTTGAAAGAGTTTGGAACATATTCAAAAACGTTAATAGCACTACCAGGAGACAATGGGAGTTTATAAATCAAAAAGGATTTGATTTTGCTAATGACAATCAACTAACAGAAGAAGATAGGCAGGACTTGGAAGATCAAGGGATGCCTACATTTACTATTAACAGGATAATGCCTGTAGTAGAAATGTTAAACTTTTACGCTACTGCTAATAGACCTAGATGGAATGCTATAGGTGTAGATGGTAGCGATGTTGATTTAGCTGCTCTATTTTCAGATATATCTGATTACATATGGGATATATCAAATGGTTCTTCACTATACGGGAATGCAGTAAATGATTGCATTACTAAGAGTGTAGGATACTTAATGGTTAGTGTTGACGCAGATAGTGACAATGGTATGGGCGATGTTCGTATAACTCAATCAGAACCTTTTGACGTGTTCGTGGATCCAAAGGCTAGAGATATATTATTTAGAGACGCCTCTTTTATAATTATTAGAAAAGTTTTACCTAAAACACATTTAATTAATCTTTA